ATGGCGCGCTCACCATTCGGCGGCAAAGGACGTTACGCCGATCACATAATAAATAAAATGCCCGCACATAAGGTGTACGTCGAGCCTTTTGGCGGCGCGGCTCATGTCATAGCAAACAAGCCGCAAATAGGCCATGAAGTGTATAACGACATTGACGGCCATGTAGTAAATTTCTTGATGCAAGTCAGAAAGGATCCGAAGGCCATGCAGCAGGCTTGCGAATCCATTCCGTACAGCCGTGCGCTCTATGAGAAATGGAAAACCGAGGATTACCCGCAAGATGATTTTGACCGGGCTGTCAGGTGGTTTTATATGAATCGCTCCGGTATTAGTAAGGGGAACGCGGAGGAAGTACCGCAGACAGGCTGGAGGCATAGCACACAAAGTGGGCAGAACCCTGCTGGCGGATACATAAGCGCCTGTGCTGCCTTTCAGTCCTTCGCCAACCGGATGAAGGGCGTCATGATCGAATGTAAGGATTATCGTAACATCATTGATAAATACGATAGCCCAGATACTTTGTTTTATGTGGATCCGCCATATGTTGGCCGTGAGCGGTTTTATGCTGGCGGCTTTACCGAAGAGGATCACCGGGAACTGGCCCGGCTGCTTAATCAGGTCAAAGGGAAAGTGGTTCTTTCTTATTACGATGATCCTTTGATACTCGAGATCTACCCGAACTGGGAGTCAGAAACCTTTTCCGCATACAAACAGGTTGTCGGCGGATCCGGAAAAAGCCGCGGTGCTGAAGAATTATTGCTGTTCAACTATAAAATCACTCAGCTCAGCTTATTTGATCCGGAGGCCCGACCATGATCGAATACCATTGCCCGGACTGCAATTACACCAAACTTGATTTAGAAATCCGCGCAGATGCCTGTTGCCCGCATTGTGGCCGCGGCATGAACGGTAAAGTGGGAAATTAGAAGAGCATATTAGAATGCTCTTCTATTCGAAAATTAATAGACAAATACGTGTAGCTGACCGTATACTGATCCGTTTTTGAATATAGTTAAATATGCATTGCCAGTTTTATAGCCACGGACAAGTCCATTGGTATCTACTGTGAAAACAGCGCTATTATCTGAATGATAAGCGAATCCTGATCCTAAATATTTTGCATCTAATTGTTTAGAACCCCCAGCTCTTACTTCAAAAGTATCGTAATAGGATTTAATTGGACCAGGAGATATAGTTGTTTGCGTTTCGTTTTTTGGAGGAGTTATCTCCTTAGCGGAAGCCATACCACTAATGGATAAAGCTAATACAGGAATCGATAGTGCAGTAACAGCAGTCTTTTTGAAATTCATTTTAAACACTCCTTTGGTTTTTTATGGAACACAATAAGATTTCGAGCAATATAAAGATTATCCTTGTAAATAAATGTTAATTATTTGTGAACAAAGAGGTACTTGTTATATGAAGAAAGGAGAACAAGAAATGAAAAAACTATTCAAATCAATCATTCTATCAGCAGTATTAATTATAGGAGCGGTGGCCGTTGCGCCATCTGCTTCCGCCGCATGGTCGGGACACCAGACTAGTAAAAAGGTGCGGGTATACACAGGTGCAACAACCTACTCCTCTCGAGCAACCTCTGTCGATTGGAAAGCAGAAAAAACAACGGCCGGCCGTGTTTATTACTCAGCAATGCTTGTCAGATCGGATAATTACAGCAATTCGGGCGCGCAGCGGGGCAATTTCACAACAGCAACCCCATTGAAAAGGTTCAGCCTTTCAGGGGTGAAGCCGGGCACATACAGGATAATCGTCAATATATACTCGGATTCAAACGAACGGAATTATATCGGCTCGGCCAGTTCAGCGAAAATATATATTAAATAGGGGGATTCGATGGCTCTGAGAATAGTTTTTCTGCTGATGGGGATAGGATTCTGGTTTTATTTCCAGTACGAATATAGGCCGGACATGAAGGCGAACATCACATTAATAGGCGCAATCATAGCATTAACGGCTGCGGCGTTTTTTCAAGATATTGATAAGTATACAGAGAAAAAGCGTTGAATATTGCAATGTAAACCAAGGTCAATCAAAGTAAAAAGCAGGCCATCAGGCCTGCTAATTAAAAGTGATATTTTTTTGTGTATGAATCAGGGAATTTAGCTCCCACTGATTGTCCACCAATGCTTACGCCCAATAAAAATGATCCTTTTATGTGAATCTTAACTCCTCTATTTTTATCATAAAAAGAGTAGTTTGACATTGATTGATGCCAAGAAGATGGGAAGCTTGAAGAGTCAGACTTGATAGATGTCACTTTTTTGAATTTTTTTGATTTTCCTGACCCTGTGTATGTATATTTGAAGTCGATCCACATACTATATGGCAACCAAACTGAATATGCCTATCTTAAACTTTCTGAATTATTCCAACGTATTCTTTTTGTTCCTGTCTTAGTAAAAGATGCAGCTAAGAATGTAATGCTAGCTGGAGTTGTGCTATCATTGTATTCTTGAACGTTTTGCTTCTTATTTTTAGAAGCTTTTTCATAATCAGCAACAGCTTTCTTAAATTCTTCTACATTATCGAATTTGATAGTAGGTGTACCTTTTGGTAAGTTATAAACTAGCTCCACACTATCTGTTTGCTTATCAAACTTTTGAAGTTCTTGTTTGATTGTTTTTTGATCTTTTTGGACTGCTGTTGTAGCTTTAGTATTAAATGGAGTAAATATTAAAGCTGTACAGAGTGCGACTAAAACTGCGACTTTTTTCATGTTGAAGACTCCTTTGTATAATAATGTAACGTATGATATAATAACATGTAAAATTATGGTAGTCTATATATTTTTGAAAAAAAGGAGAAATTATGAAGTTGTCAAGAAAGAAAGTATATTCTCTTTTAAGTATTATCACAGTTATTATCTTGTCTCTTATCCCTGGATTAGGTCTATTTGCTAGTATTGAATTTTCTAAGCCTCATTATTTATTTGGATATCCAGCTAAATGGTTTGGTTATTCTGGAGATTTTCTTTTTAGTTTTCAAGTATTTAATTTGTTGTTCAATTTTGCTCTTTTCTATTTTGTTTTTGCCATATTAGATAAACTACGTAAAGTTCTATGGAAAAACCTATTACACATTAAAAATAGACTCTCAAACAGATAAAAATAAAATACCTGTCCTAGACGGAAAGCCTGCGGACACTGAACTTACAGCATTAGCGCTGTTTGTTCGGTGTCCGTTTTTTTGTTATCAGGAGGGATGACATGAAGCGGAAGAAAAAAGAGCCAGATAAAAACGTTTCTGAGCGATCAGATCGCTTTTGGCAGCGGATGATGGGACAAAATATGCAAACTCTGAAAAGAGGCAAGGGCGGCGCATTTAAGCGCAAATAAAGGGAGGAATCAGAATGCAGGATTTAATCATTGAATATAAACGAGCTTTAAGAGAAACGAGAAAAATGTATCGGCTCTACAAAGATACAGCTGAAGTCAATCTGACGGCTGAACAGATTAACGACAAAAAGATTATCAGTAGCATGATCAGTGATATTGAATTCACTCTTGAGTGGCTGCAGAACGGAAGACAGCCCGGCGCCCGCCGAGGTGCTGACAGAAGAGACGCATATCAAAGGACGATTCTTGCTGATCCGCGCTTAATTGATGCGCTGCCGGAAGAATATGCAATCGTTCAAGAAGCTGAGGGCGAGGTAAGCGATTGGGATAAGGAAAGAATCGCTGATGCCCTTTCCGTTCTCACAGAAAGAGAAAAAGACATATTCATGATGCATGCTGTGCAAAACATGTCATTCGAAGAGATAGCGCAGTTTTTGGGGATTAAAAAAGGAACTGTGCAGAAGAACATTGAACGTTCCCGTTTGAAAATGAAAAATAGAGCAAACCACAGCCTATTCTGTTTAGCGTGAATAGGCTCTTTAAAATAAAAATACACTTAATAAAAAAGAGAGCTTACGCTCTCGATTTTTTTAATGGCTATTTCAATACTTTTTCAATAATTTTAGTATGTAAGTCATCAGCTTTATAACCCAGAAGGATATCTTCTAATACTTGGTCTGTTAAACTAGGGATTCCTTTAATTTCAGCCAATTTTTTTCTGAAATCATCTTTAGAAGGTTTGAGCTTTTTAATCATAATTTCTGCAAAAAATCCATCTAGATCTGATATTTCTTGCTCTGTAAAGCCATGTTTTAATAAAGCTAAATCTCTTGTTCTAAAATCTGGTGCAAGGTGATCATGTAATGAGACGATTGCATTTCTCATCAGCATTAATTGCATTTCTAACTCTTCATGTTTCAAATGGAATTCCCCCTACAACAATCTTTACAGTAGCCATTTTGCTACATAAACTACCCAATAAGCAATACTTCTTGCAGAACTATTCTTGATACCTGTTCCCATTAAAGCAGAAGCTATTTGTCCTTCTACAGTTCCCCATGCCAAGGATTCGTATTTTAATAGTTTGTTTAATACCGGCTCGACATACTTATTCCAACGAATTTCAAGAGACTTTGCAGCTCTTTTTCCTCCAACTGTTCCAACTAAATTAAACACTTTTTGTTTGTGTTTTATAAGTGCTTTTATTCCTGCTTTTACCGCAGCAGTAGTCCCAGCTTGAGTTTTAAATGTAGGAGAAAGTCCTACAGAAGGGGCTGCATCCATGGTTTTTTCTAGAAGGGCTGGATCAGAGAATACTGATTCTAATGCCGCTAAATCCTCAGCTGACTCACTTTCAAACTCATAACTTACCTGCTCTTCTTCTTTTACGATTACAGGCTTCTGTGCAATTTCTTCTGCATGGATTGTAGGGAGAATAGTTGTAGCCAATAGGCTAGCTGTAATTAAAGATAGTGTCCCTTTTGCTAAAAAATTTAACTTCAAACCAAAAACCTCCTAAAAATTACTTTTACATGGGATATTCTACATAAATATTACTTATTAGGCAATGCTATCAAACTAAAAACTGGTAATTTTTGTTCGACAAATTTTGCAAATAGTGATTTTTAGAAAGTATTGGCCGATGTAGATATGGGGTGATATTTTATGACGAGAAAATTGAGTGAATCAAAAGTGGTTTTAACTTACTTGAAAAATCGCTATGGAAAAATTTATAACCTAACAATGGGAGAAGAAAAGGAATTACAAGAAACAATTATATTAGATCATGATAAAGATGATCTTAATAGAATGCTTAACAGGGTAGAGGGATCAATTAACATTGCAAAAGATAGTCAGACATTAAATGTTCAACCTTTTTCGTTTTTTATGGTATTGATTACTGCTTTTTCTTCTGCGACTGTAGGGTTAGTGGCGGCATCCATAACTATGTTCAATAGCTTTATTGGAAAATATTTAGATGATAAAGAAATCAAAAAAGATGAAATTTTAAATATGATGAATTCAATAGATTTCTCCCCTATTTTTCAGTCAGTGGCAAAATCTATCGCGGTGCCATTTATCATTGTTTTTTTTGCATGGTTAATGTTTTATTGGAGGTCAACAGCAAAAATAGATAAACGTTACAGTGTCTATGTTTTATTGAAGGAGTGTATAGAAGACTATGAAAAAGTAAAGGATCAGATGGAACAAATAGAAGAATACTAATTGGAAGAATGGGTTTTATTTGATTTAAGCATCCTTCGGGGTGCTTTTTGTCTTACGACTGCCACCTATTTATGAAAGTCACTTTCGTTCGACAAATTTTGCGAATGGTTCCTTTCTTCTACTCCTTAACCGATAATAAGGTGGGAGGTGAGAAAGTGGCTGATTTAAAAGAGTGTAAACATGATGAACTGAAAAGTGTTAAGACGGATTCTCCGTATAAGATGGTTATTAAAGTGTAAGTCGTGTGAAAAAACGATTTCTGCTTTAGAAGATATAGATATTCGAAAGTGGAATTCGCATATGTATAGGAATCACCAATTTTTTGAGAATCAATTTAATCACTTGAAAAGAGAAGTAGATACATTAAAAAGTGAATTGGATAAAAAATATGTTAATTATTGACTTGCTAGAAAGACTAAATAATCGCTTGAGATAATTGTTATAAGCATCCTTCGGGGTGCTTTTTTATATTCCCTGTAAACTGATTCCGGTAAATCTCAGGGAGACAATTGGCGGCTAACGGCTTGAGTACGGTGTCGGTTTAGAGGGAATATGCAATAGAAAATAAGTAGAGGAGATGTGAAATTGAACATCCAAGGACGATTTAAAAAAGCTCATTGAGCTTGATATAGAGCTTCAGAAAGATGAAGATTTGTACTAAGTAATCACATAGCAAAACGCCATAAAAACTTATTATGGCGTCTGCAGTATTACAAGAAGGTGATTCAAAAAGGCTTTGGATTTAAAGGAATGAAGCGCCAACAATGATCAACAGAATGAATAACACTACGATCAATACGAAGCAGCTGCATCCGCCAAAGCCGCCAGAGTATCCGCCAGAGTATCCACCATAACAACCACAACCACCGTACATAATGTCACCTCCTTTAGTGGAGATAGTATATGGTATGCCAAACAATAACTTTCGACATAGATTTAAGTTTGAAAAAGAAGAAATGAATACTTTGTCTAAAGGTGTAACAGTGGACACATCAGCAAAAACTATTAAAACAAACTCAAACTCAATTACATGGCTCGGGGGTGGGTGAAATGTAATGCCAAGAAAAAGAGATCCACGCAGAGACGAGGCTTTTCATTTGTGGAAAGAGAGCGGCGAAACCAAGAAACTAAAAGACATTGCCGATGAATTGGGCGTCACCAGCAGCACCGTCCGCAAATGGAAAGCTAATGATAAATGGGAAGAAAAAATGAATGGGAGCGCTCCTAAATCGAAAGGGAGCGCTCCTTTTCGTCCTGGTGCTCCGAAAGGTAACAAAAATGCCCAGGGTAATAAAGGCGGCAAGGCCCCGCCCGGGAATCAAAACGCTAAAGGGAACAGGGGCGGCGCAGCTCCTAAAGGGAATAAAAACTCTGTGCGTACAGGTGAGTATGAATCCATTTTATTTGATTTTATGGATGATACAGAAAAAGAGTTGTTTGATCAGATTGAAACTGATCCACTCTATCAAATTGAGTTAACGATTCGCGAGCTATATTTAAAAGAGCGTCGTATGATGAAACGTATCATGCAAATTGAGAATGGACTAAATGAAAAGCAGCGTCGAGTTCTTCAGCAAATGCGTAAGGTAAAAGACATAATGCCGACAAACGATAAAAAAACGGGTTTGGTCAAGCATGTACCTCTTACTAACGAACGACTCGTTGTTGTGGAAGTAGAAGAAACAGAAATGCGGTCCATTGACGATATTTTGAATATCGAGGAAGCGATGACCCGTGTTACTGATAGACGTCTTAAAGCCATACGTCAAAAACACGATATGATGCGATCAATGGATGAGCATGATCTCAAAATACAACAAATGAGCTTGAATATTGAGAAGACGAAGAAGGTTGTTAGTGGCAGCGACGGAAACACCCAAGAAAATAAGATTGCCGCAATGTTGAAAAGAATGGTGGATGACAATGGAACTGAATAAAAAGCTGTTTGGCCGGGTCGTTAAGATAACCATTGATAACGGCAGTTCGCAGATCACATTCGATTACAAGGACTTAGAAATTCATTTTGAGGTGCCCTTCGACGATGATTTCAAACCGAATGAAACAAAAGTCGATATTTACAATCTCAGCAAAGATTCAATCAACAAAATCAAAAAAGGCAGCACAATAACGGTTCAGGCTGGGTATCGAGACGACTACGGCGTTTTGACGATTGGCAAAGTGACAAAGGTTCTGAATAACTGGAGCGGCTTGGATAAGGTGACTTCAATCTATTCAAAAGATGGCGACGATTATACCCATATGAAAGTGACAACGGCAAATGCTGATCCAGCTGAAAAATATTACGTCAAAAAAAGATATAAGCTTGCAAAACCAGTTGTTACTGTCAGGAAAGATAAGAACGGGCGAACGTACAAGACTGTCAGGAATTACGGGACGCGGGAAGAGGTTAGGTATCGAAAACGATACATGAAGATTACTTTTAAAGCCGGAACTACTTCGAGGCAAATTGTAGATAAACTGCTGCGCGTTCTCGGAATTAAAGTGAAAAACATTATCCTGCCGAAAAATAAGGTGTACAAAAAAGGATACCGGGTGACTGGCTTAATAGAAAATAATTTAGAGGAAGTCATACATGATGCCGGAGCCGTTATGTACTATCGACGGGGGAAACCGGTAATTCGTCCACTTAATCAGGGCGATGATGAACGTTTTAAATTAGAAGAGGCCACCGGGCTTATTGAGACACCTGAGCAAGTCGAAGAAGATGATTTCAAAGGTTACAAGGTGAAGTGTCTTCTTCAGCACCGTATCACCGTTGCTTCAATTATTGAAATCAACAGCAAAACAGCAAAAGGAAAATATCGAGTGAAAGAAGGCACCCATTCATTTGATGGAAAAGACTTTTTCACAGAATGCAAGGTGATGTAATGAGTAAAGCGACGAGGTTTTTCGATGCGTTTGAAAAAAGAATCAAACTATCTATCCATACACTGGCCCCGGCTGGTGTTGTGAAATACAATGCCGAGAAGCATACTGCTGACCTGCAATTGTTGTTTCTTACGAATGATGGTGAATACCTTCATGAATACCCTTTGATCGAACATGCACCAGTTTTAAAGCATGTTGAGCCTGATATAAAGGTCGGTTCTTCGGTCTTTGTTTCATTCGCTGAAAGATCCCTTGATAACTTGGATGGAAACAAAACGTTTGATCCTGATTCTCGACGAACGCACAGTATCAATGATCCGGTGGTCATAGGAGTGTGGGAAGNNCATTGCGAGCGTTGAATCAGTTGAGTTTTCTCTTGATAAAGAGACGAGAAACATATCTGTCCACTTAAAAATGAAGAAAGAGGATGACCAAACAATCGAACTGGGGGGTGTTGATCTTGCTTGATGAAACAGGATTCCAACGGCAGACCTATTCGGAGCTCCTTGACAGCATGGAGGACAAAGCGAAGGAGCTGTTTGGCGAAGATATAAACACATCAAGCAAAACGCCATTAGGCATTATCCTGCGTATTTTCGCTTGGTTTTTAGCGGGAATTTGGGACATTGCAGAGCGGGTTTATAATAGCGGCTTTGTCAGTAAGTCGGAGGGTGTTCAGTTGGACAGGTTGGGAAGCAATTTCGGAATAAGCCGGGAGCCGGCAGCCGAGGCGGTCACAACTCTGTTTTTTACCGGGGAACCCGGATTCGTCATAGAAGAACAAACCCAATATACAACGGAATCCGGTATTTATTTTGAACTAATCGAAGATGTTGTAATCGGGGATGATGGAACGGGCACAGGGGCGGCTGTGTCACTGTCTAAAGGGATTATTAACAACGTCGCGGCAAATAACATTACTGAACAGGCAGAGACGTTAGAAGGCGTTTATTCAGTGAATAATCCGGAAGCTGCTTCCGGCGGCACTGACGAGGAATCTGATCCGGAATTTCGGGCGCGAATTAAAAAATCAGTTGAGGGCAGTTCTGCTTCTACGAATAGCGGCATCATTTCGGCATTGCTTGCCGTTTCGGGCGTTCGTTCAGCGAATATAGTTGCGAACAATACTATGCAAACGGATGCGGACGGAAATCCACCGAAAAGCATTCATGCTTATGTTCTTGGGGGAACAAAAGTAGACGTGGCCCAAGCTCTGTTTGACAGCGTGGCGGCCGGTATTGAAACAGTTGGAGAACAATCGGTTGTCATTACGGATGCAAGCGGTTTGAATCATGATGTCAAATTTGATTTTGCAAAAGAAGTAAAAATTTATGTGCAGCTTGATTTAAAAACAAACGCTTCATTCCCTGCCGACGGCGTGAGCCAAATCAAAAACAATCTCGTATATAAAATTGGCGGGATTGATGAAAATGGTTCATCTTTTACCGGCTCGCAGATGGGGTATGACGTTATTCTGTCACAGCTTTTTAATGCTGTATATCAGGTGAATGGGGTTTCAGACGTTACTATACAAATCGGGAAGGATGCGGCGGCTCTCGGTCAGTCAAATATCGCAATTGAACCGAGAGAAGTTGCGCAGGTTCAATTCTCTGAAATCGTGGTGAACCTCATATGATCAAAGATTTAATAGGGAAGCTTACCGATGCGTTCTTGAAAGACGAAAAGAGCAATATCGGGAAGCTTTTTTTAATTGTTGATGAACAATTGACAGCATTAAAAAATTCACTGACAACGGCGGAACAATGGCGGGATATTGACGCGGCGCGCGGCAAATCGCTGGACCTTCTCGGAGATAACGTAGCCCAGGACCGGGGCCGGGCCACTGATGAAATATACCGTGTGCTCATTCGTGGCAAGGTCGCCCGGAATGCCTCAGATGGGACAACAAACCGGATTATTGAAGCGCTGGCAAAAACATTGAACTGCAAGCCGAGTGAAATAAACATTGTAAGCAGCAAGGAGAACAATCAAGATGAACCAGCTGCAATCATTGTGAAAAAGGCGCCGATCGAGGCATTAAGTAAGGTGGGAATGAGCGAAACACAATTTTCAAACATCGTTCAGAAAACAGTGGCTGCGGGTGTTCGAGTAGCCTATGTGGATTTAAACGGGACTTTCCGTTTTTCCTCTTTAGCGGACACGATAGAAACAAGCGAATATGGGTTTTCTTCTGATGGGAAAGATGGCGGTACTCTGGGAGGCATCTAGGCGTTCAGCTTACAAATGAAATCTTAGCACGAAAGCAGGCTGAAGCAGTAAATATGTCAATGGGCGAACAGCTTGCCGCCTTAAAGCTTAAAGTATTGGAATTGGAAGGAGGAACGACCAGTGAATCTTAATTTTTGGGTTTATGCCTTGTTCTACAAGTGGGCGACAACAGCAATGGTAAAGCAGGCAATGGGTTTTAATGATTGTACCGTCAAAGATATGAAAGAGGGTGTGGCGGCTGCATATGTTACACCGGATCAGTTTCAGGAAGTAACAGGGCAACCATACGAGGAACAAACAGAAGCCAATAAATAAGGCTTTTTTATTTTGCCTCGAAGGAGGTGAAACGTATGAGATAGATAAAAGGGGGGCGTACTAATGTCGCAGATGACGGAGGTACCAGATATGAACCAGATACAACATGAATTTACTGTATTTAAGGGGGAGCAAAAGGCGCTCGAACAACGCGTAAGCGCATTGGAAAGAGTCTCCGACCGACAAGACCAGCAAATC